CTTTTTGCCGAAGCTATCCCAGAGGGTAGCGGCGGGAAGGAAGCCGGGTTCTTGCTGCGGTGTCCTGGCTTGCGGTTACTTGCGACCGTTGGCACCGGCCCTATTCGCGGCCTGTGGGTGACCAATGGCGTGGCCTATGTAGTGTCCGGCAGCGAGTTTTATAGCCTAAGTACCAGCTACACGGCCACCTTAATCGGCACGGTGTCTGGCAGCGGCCCCGTCAGCATGGCCGATAACGGGACGCAGATCTTCATTGCCTGTAACCCGTTAAGTTACATCTACAACACGTCCACGGCGGTGTTCGCCCAGATCACGGATGTGGACTTCCCCGGCGCTGGATCAGTCGGCTACCTAGACGGGTACTTTGTATTCAACGAGCCGGACTCGCAGAAGTTTTGGGTGACTAGCCTGCTCGACGGGACTTCCGTAGATCCGCTGGACTTTGCCAGCGCGGAAGGCTATCCCGACAACGTGATTTCGCTAATCGTAGACCACCGCGAAATCTTCCTGTTTGGCACCACCAGCGTTGAGGTCTGGTATGACGCGGGAACGCCGGACTTCCCCTTGGCGCGGATTCAAGGCGCGTTCATGGAAGTGGGCTGCGAGGCCGCGTACTCTGTGGCGAAGTTGGACAACAGCGTGTTTTGGCTAGGCTCGGACGCTCGGGGCCGGGGAATTGTCTACCGGGCTAACGGGTACACGCCCGCACGGATCTCGACCAATGCGGTGGAATACGCCATCCAAAGCTACGGCAGCATTTCCGATGCGATTGCCTACACCTACCAGCAAGACGGCCATCCGTTCTATGTGCTGATCTTCCCGTCGGCGCAAGCCACTTGGGTTTATGACGTATCCACCACGCTGTGGCATGAACGCGCTGGGTTTGAAAACGGGCAGTTTACAAGGCACCGGAGCAACTGCCAAACGTCGTTTAATGACGAGATTGTGGTCGGGGACTATGAGGATGGACGACTGTACGCATTTGACCTAGATGTCTACGCCGACGACGACCAGATCCAGAAGTGGCTGCGGTCGTGGCGGGCGCTGGCTACGGGCCAGAACAACCTCAAGCGCACCGCGCACCACTCGCTGCAACTAGATGCCGAAACGGGCGTGGGCTTGAATGCTTACCCCGCTTACGATGCCGAAGACCTTGCTACTGAAGCAGGGGACATCATTGTTGCCGAGTTTGTGCAAGGCTATCTGGTCACGCAAGCCGGTGACCAATTAGTTACCGAGGCCGGTGACGGTAATGAGCCGCTAGTGACGCAAGTGCAACCCGCCGAGGACTACAACGGCTATGCGCTGGAAACAGAAGCCTACACCGCCGCGCCGGGTTACGATCCGCAGGTCATGCTGCGCTGGTCGGACGATGCGGGGCATACCTGGTCAAACGAACACTGGAACTCGATGGGCAAGATTGGTGCTTACGGCACCCGAACCATCTGGCGGCGGCTCGGCATGACGGAGAAGATCCGCGACCGGGTGTACGAGGTGTCTGGAACAGATCCGGTAAAGATCGCCATCATGGGCGCTGAATTGTTTGTCACGCCAACGAGTAGCTAGTGGCAAACCTTAATATCACCAACATCCCCGCGCCTCGGGTGCCGTTTATTGACGAGCGCACCGGGCTGATGGCGCGGGAGTGGTATCGGTTCTTTCTCAACCTGTTTGTCCTGACCGGCAGCGGCAACAACCCCATCACGCTTGAAGAATTGCAGCTTGGGCCACCCAACCAACCCGACCTGACCGAGTTGCTGATCCAGATCAACCAGAACATCGCCCCGCAATACGAGGATCAATCGGGCGACTTCTTGGCTACCCTTGACACCGCGCAACTGATGTCGATGATGTCGCGGTTTGAAAACGCAGAAGCCGCCATCCAAGGGGCGTACCTTAATCCAATTGTGCAGACCGGCACCATCGCCAACTACAATCTGGACGGTAGCCCAACGGCGGGCGGCATAGCCTACGGCACCGGCCCTGCGCTGGCGGTTAGCGCCGCAGGGACAGTGGGCCAAGTGCTGACCAGCGGCGGTGCGGGAGCGCCAACATGGGCGACTGATGGCGGTGGAACCGTCACCAGCGTGTCTGTGGTGTCAGCCAACGGGCTGGCGGGAACGGTAGCGACTGCGACAACGACCCCTGCGATCACGCTCTCCACGACCGTCACAGGCCTGCTCAAGGGCAACGGGACGGCGATCAGCGCAGCGGTATCCGGCACTGATTACGCCCCCGCAACCAGCGGCTCTTCAATCCTGTACGGCAACGGGGCTGGCGGGTTCTCTAACGTCACAATCGGCACAGGCGTGGCTTTTTCAGCGGGGACGCTATCCGCGACCGGCTCGGGCGGCACGGTAACCAGCGTGGCCGCGCTGACCCTTGGCACGACCGGCACCGACCTGTCCAGCACCGTGGCAAACGGCACGACCACGCCGGTTATCACGCTGCAAGTACCGACTGCTTCTGCAACTAATCGGGGTGCGCTAAGTGCTGCTGATTGGTCTACGTTCAACAGCAAAGGCTCAGGCACTGTTACTTCTGTTACAGGTACAGCACCCGTTGTGTCGTCTGGAGGGGCTACTCCAGCGATCTCGATGGCCGCTGCTACGACCAGTGTCAACGGCTACCTGACCAGCACCAACTGGACAACCTTCAACAACAAGCAAGCCGCGCTGGTCAGCGGCACCAACCTCAAAACGGTCAACGGCACCACGTTGTTGGGCGCTGGCGATCTTGGCACAATCACCTACGCTTACGGCGGCACTGGGCTTGCCACCATTGGCGCGTCTGGTTCTATCTTGGTTTCTACCGGCTCTGCGTATGCCAATAATGTCGTTCCTGCTTTTAGCGCCTATTTGAGCGCGTCACAAACTGCGACTAACAACACGTTTGTAAAAATACAGTTTGACACTGAAGAATTTGATACGAACAGCAACTATGACAGTACGACCAATTTTCGATTCACGCCAACGGTTGCGGGTTACTATCAATGCAACGCAAAGTTTGCGGCTAGTGATTCAAGCGCAGCGATGACCCAAGCACTAATTGCAATATATAAAAATGGCGCTGTGTTCAAATGGGGCAATTATTTAACGCGGCTTGCTGCCGGTTTTGACATGGACCCCGTGGTTTCTACGCTTATATACTGCAATGGTTCAACAGATTATCTTGAGGTATTTGGCTATATTTCTGGTGTTGGTACGTTAACTTTTACCACCGCTGCCGGTGCCGCGCTTAGAAATTACTTTCAAGCCTGCCTTGTGCGTGGGGCTTAATATCAAAGGATTGTTATGACAGCTACTCTGACCGCACCGCCGCTTATGCAGTTTTTTGCCTCGGACGGAAGTTTCTTGTCCGGCGGTAAACTTTATACCTATGCTGCCGGAACCACCACGCCGCTGGCAACGTACACAAGCCAAAGCGGTCTTGTTGCCAACACAAACCCCGTGGTTATGAATTCACGCGGCGAGGCCGCTGTTTGGCTTGGCGCGGAACTGTACAAATTAGTGCTAAAAACATCTGCTGACGTACTTATATGGACTGCGGATAATGTTGGTAGCATGGCAACGCAAGCCGATCTTCAAGCGTTTATTGACTCACTAGCTTCAGCAACGGGTTCATCGTTAGTTGGTTTTTCGCAAGCAGGTACGGGAGCATCAACAAGAACCGTACAAACTAAATTGCGCGAGGGCTGGATTAGCGTTACTGATTACGGTGCGACAGGCGACGGGACAACTGCTGACGATACGGCTTTTGCAAACTGGACAAAAGCAATTGCGGGGACGGGAAAGATAGGTTTTATCCCCAAACCAACATCATTCTATAAGCTCACCGCCCCGTGGGATTGCACATCAGCCAACGGGACAAACAACGGGCTAATCATTTATGGCGCTGGCGCAGGAACTGTCGTCAAGTTTATTTTTTCTGGCGTTGATGTAAACGTTACGCCTGGCTGGGACTTAACTGGTTGTGCATACGGAGTTTTTCAAGATTTTACTGTTATCGGTGGAACCAGCACTGCTGATTGTCCAAGAGCCGCCACTTTGCTTATGGGGGCTACAAGCGGCGGAAGTCTTTTTGGAGGACTGCATACTTTTGAGAGGGTTATTTTTGCAAACTATGGTGATTATGTTATTTGCAACCAAGGATCGGAGCAAATAGACTATTTTAATTGCGAGGCTTATGGATACAGCGCCGCAGGAACAGCGGTTCCCTTTTTATATACGGCTGGTGGCTCTGCTATTATTATGAGTTCGCCATTTGTTGCAGATGCGTCTGGAACTGTAAATAGTATGTCCGCAGTTTACTGGCATGGCGCTCGTGCTGCTCAGCAAAGTTTTGGCGCAAGAATGGTGCTGTTTCATTACACAGCCGCAGGCGGTGTGATTGATATTAACCATGATGGATATTTTCGTGTAGCCGCCGCAAATCCTTTCGTAATCATGGGCGATGATACCGGAGGAATAATTGCATCGTCTGCTGTAACTGGATGCGGAATACGCGATGCAATTGTAGAGGCTACTTCATCCACCGCAAATTTAGTTGTTCTCAAGAATCAAACTTCCACAAGTGGCGATTGGGCTTTTGATGGACGGATCAGCATAGGGGTTTCACTTACTGCGGCACAATTCCAATTTCAGAACGATCCTTTCTCTGGATCAATTAACTGGATTCCCAACTCATACGGCGGCGCTTGGGCTGGTGTGGCTTTAGTAACGGCTCCTTCAGGTGGCGGCTTAAAAATTAACACCTCAATCCCCGCGCCATCATCAAACATTGATGCGATATACCAGCCGGGAAGTGACAACTTTGCAGTAAGCGGGTTTCACAACTACACACATCAATCTACGGGGACAGACTACAACGAAATAGGTTCTCCAACATTTCGAGGGCCGATAGCAAATACTCAATTTAATGTATTCGCACGAATTAGAGCGGGTGCAAGAGTTGGATCAGAAAGTGATGGATTCTGGGGTGTTACTACAACGCAGAACGTCACCGGAGCCAGCGCAATAGAAATATCAACCATTCCGGGATATGGCGGCTTAGTTTTGGCAACTGGGGTTGATACTGCGGCAATATTTATGGATCTTTTACTTGTGACCCCGACAAATGTTTATGTGTTGCAGAGTGGGACTGCGGCAGGGTCACCAGCGGGTAGAACGTATTCCGTTGTAACAAATACTCTGAAACTAATTATGGCAACGGGAACATACGACACCCAAGTTACGTTTCTAAATGTTGGGGTGCAGACCTAAGTATTTAATAGGAGTATGTCAATCCTGACGCTAGAAAAAGTAACCTTCCTAGGCATAGGTAGCCCGTAACAGGAGCATATAGCATGACAGTTACAGTTAAGGTTTTGATTCCGGCTAAAACAGCCGAGAACAGTCAAACAACCCAATACACCGCGACCAACGTCACCACAATCATTGACAAGTTCACGGCGACCAACTACAGCGCAACGGCGGCAACGCTTAGTGTGAATCTGGTTACTGCCGCTGACACGGCGGGCAATCAGAACTTGATCACCAAGACCAAGACTTTGGCCGCGTCTGAGGTGTACACTTTTCCCGAGATTGTCGGCCAGGTGCTGATGGCAAGCGGGTTTATCTCCACCATTGCAGGAACGGCCACGGCCATCAACATTCGGGCGAGTGGGCGGGAGGTGTCGTAATGGAAGCAGTAGCCAAGCAAAACGACATACGACAACGCGTGGAACAGCTACAGTTTGAGGTTTCAAAGTTGCCGCAATACGAGCCGCAAACAAAGCATACTTTTCACGGAGGTATGTATTGCCGCGAAGTTTGGCGACCTGCTGGTGTTTTGGTTATCGGTAAAGTCCACAAAAAAGAACATTTCTACGTAATTATGTACGGCACGGTGCGCGTAACAACGGATGATGGTGTGAAAAGTATTACCGGCCCTTGCATACTAAACAGTTCGCCGGGAACAAAACGCGCCGTCTATGCCGAAACCGATTCGCTATGCGCGACTTTTCACCGGGTGGAATCTACTACGGTTGAAGATGCCGAATCAGAATTAGTCGAGGACGATCCAAATTGTATGTATCTTGCGGGGAATACGGTTAAAGGAGTTTTATCATGACTTTTTGGGTCGCGGGAGCCGTAATCGGTTCAAGTCTAATAAATTCTATGGGGGCTTCCGACGCTGCCGACACTGCCGCGCAAGCCTCTGGGCAAGCCTCTGCCGCGTCGATTGAGGAGCAGCGCCGACAGTACGACCTTAACCGCGCCGAACAGCGCCGACAATACGACATTAACCGCGCCGACCAAGCGCCGTACCTTACTGCTGGCACGGGAGCGGTTAATCGGCTGGCGGCTGGCGTAGGCTACGGCGGTGAGTTTGGCGCAACTACGCCGTTTAATTTCCAGTACGACCCAAACGCTGACCCCGGCACTGCCTTTCGTATGTCGGAGGGGATAAAAGCCCTCGACCGAAGTGCTGCGGCCAGAGGCGGGTTGTTGTCCGGGGCTACGCTCAAAGGTGTGCAACGCTACGGGCAAGACTTGGGTAGCCAAGAATACAACAACGCCTTCAACCGTTATGTAACCGGATTCAACGCCAACACGGGCGAACGAAACTCGCTTTTTAACCGATTGTCCGGTGTCTCTGGAACGGGTCAAACGGCAACTAATCAGATCGGCGCACAAGGCGCAAACATGGCGAGTAACATCGGCGCACAAGGCGCAACTATGGCAAGTAACATCGGCAACCTCAACATGACCAGCGCCGCCAATACCGGCAATGCAGCAATGGCCGCTGCGGGGATACGCAACTCAGCCTTTGGCGGTGCAGCTAACGTGTTGGGCCGGATGTACGGCGGGTATGGGGGCGGGTCAAATCCATACGCTAATGCTGCAAGGGCTAGCAATCAATACGGTGCAGAGAATGTATACGGGTACGGCGGTGGTGGAGTAGTGCCCACCTATGACCCGTACGTTGACTAATAAGGATAAATCATGGCTGAACTTAACTTTGGACTGTTGACCCCGCCCGGTTCGCAAAGCATCGGCAATGCGTTTGTCTCTGGCATGGATCAAGCAGCGGTGGCTAGGGCGCAAGAGAACCAGAACGCGCTGTCCCAGTACACCTTGGGAAAAGCAAGGCGCGAGGAGCAAGTGCAAAACGCAATCAATAGCGCGTATCAAGGGGCCATTGGCCCAGATGGGAAAGTTGACTACGGTAAAGTCAACGCGGCATTGGCGGCTGGCGGCGCTGGGTCCAAAATTCCAGAGGCAGAAGCGGCTAGACGAAAAGCAGAGTTAGACGCGGTGGATCTAAGCATCAAACGAGGGGCACTAAATTTGCAACCTACCACGCTTGCTGCCGCGCAAGGCAAATTAGTTGAAGACAAATTTAAGCTGTCGCGTGAACTGTTGGAAGGCGTTTCTACGCCAGAACAATATATTGCTTGGCACGAATCCAATCATGCTGACCCCGTGCTTGGTAAAGTATTGTC